CGGTCTTCGGGCTGCTGATCAACGTGGAGGCCTGGCGCTGGTGGCGGCAGACCCCATGACTCGGTCACGTTGACGAGGAAACGATGCGCAGGCCTCGGAAAGGCTGGCTGCTGCTGACGATGCTGGGAATGCTGCTCGGCCTGCTGCTGGCGCTCACCCCTTTGCTGGCCCCTGCCCAGCCCGGAGTGGGGGGAGCGGAACTTCAGGTGTTCGTGCGTGAGGGTTGTCCCCACTGCGCCGCCGCCAAGGCGTTCCTCCCCGAACTGCAAAAGCTGCGACCAGGGATCCAGGTGCGGCTAAGGCCACTCGAGTCGGATCCTGCCGCGGTCGACGACCTGCTCCGCTACTCCCGGCAGGCCGGTATCGTTGCACCCGCTGTGGTGCGTGGAGATTTGTATGAGCAATAAACAAACAGGTGGGCCAGCGTTTCCAACCAAGAACTACCAAGACGTAGTGCCGTTGGCTACGGGGTATTCAGAAGGCATGACCCTGCGCGATTACTTTGCAGCCAAGGCTTTACAAGGTTTGTTGGCTAACCCCAAATTAAGCGAAACAATATTAAAACACGGTGGCGCTCATGGCCGTTGGATTGAAGATTCTGCATGGGCTTTTGGTGATGCCATGCTGAAAGCGAGGCAGGCATGACCCCTGTGCGGCAGAAGAAAATCCGTGGAATGCTTCGTACAAGACCGAGTGGCATGACGCCGATTGAAATAGCCGAAGCCACTGGAATGCATCCAGCCAATGTCAGAACCGCACTCAGGGCCATGCCCGATGTGTACGTGGATCGCTGGAGGATTGGAAAGCGTGGGCAGTACGAGAAGGTTTGGATAGCGGTGCATGTGCCGGAAGATTGCCCTCACCCCAAAGACAGAACCAAGTGGGGGGTGAACTACAGGAAACCAAAGACCCAGTGGGTCATCACCGAAGGAGCAAGAGCATGAGGGAAGATGATGACGACATTCAAGACTACGTGAGTTCAAGGAACAAAGTGATGGAGCGGGAACACAACTACGAGCGCAACCTGCGCAATGCAACACTGGAAGAGGTTGCCCGAGAGTTCGACAAGATGAAGGTGCTTGGCGACACCGCCGCATCCTTTGCTGCATACGTAAGGAACATGAAGAAATGAACACAGAAGACGAAGAGTTCAACCGCATCGAGCGCGAAGCAGACATGCGCCGAAAGGCGGTGAGTGCCGTTTTAAACGAACACATGATGCACATGCGTGCGCACCTGAGTGAATACGAGCGTGGCGTCATTGACGGCAGGCAGATGCAGGTGCAATCCAGCGTAGACAAGGCAGTCAATGCTCTGTCAAAGCGCGAGTGGGTGGGGCTGACGGATGATGAGATTGATAATTGGAACATTGTCGGTCACGAAAGTCTGCGTGAATTTGTCAGAGCCATCGAAGCCAAACTGAAAGAAAAAAATGAAATGTAATTGCCACCCCAACTCTCCCTTCCATTGGGCGCACAACAAACAGCCAAGCATCTTTTTGAAAGACCAAGCCTTCCGGGCCAAAGGGGTTGTGGCAAGCACTGATTACAAGGCATTTGGAATCTACAGTCGGGCCACACCACACATCAAGCCATACCTTAACAAGCACGAGATTTAAATGCGCCCCCTCTACGAGACGCAAGCCAACTTGGCATCTGAGCAGGATGTTGCTTTATATCTTGAGAATGTTTGGAAATGCGAATTCACCAAGCTTCCCATCAGATACCATCTTGACTTCGTGGCTCGAAGGGGCAAGAACGCCGTGGCCTTCTGCGAGGTCAAGGTGCGAAACTACAGCATGGACCAGATTGCAAAAATGGGCGGTTACATGCTGAGTCTGGGCAAGTGGGCATCCGCCAAGCAGCTGTGCGAAGCGGCATGCCTTCCGTTCATTCTTGTCGTCAAGACAACCGATGGGATTTGGTATGCCATCATTGAATCGTTTAAACCTGACAGCGTTGTTGTGAACGGCAGGCAAGACAGGAATGACTGGCAAGACATCGAGCCATGCGTCCTCATCAATCAATCAAGATTTAAAAAACTATGAACACAAAGAAAATGCTGGAGTTCCTTGGGAAAGAAGCCATTGAGAACGACGAGGGCTGGTCGGAGGAGGTGTGGAAGGCTGGCTATGCTGCTGCGGTGGCTGACGCCATTGATACGTTTAAATCACTCGGCAGCATTCCGTTTGCAGCCGATGAGGTGGTCACGCAGCTTGAGAAGTTGAAGTGAAGTGTCTGGATTGCGGGACAAAGGTCTTTTACGTTCTGGAGACCCGGACCCGCAAAGCAGATGGAGTCATCGTCAGACGGAAAGAATGTGGCAACGGCCACAGATTCACAACCGAGGAGAGAATCGTTGTATCGAAACCAAAAGCTGCTGGAGAGAGTGAGAGAGATGCCTTGTCAAAACTGTGGAGCGCAGGACGGGACAGTCGTGGCCGCGCACTCAAACCAGTTGATCGACGGTAAGGGCAGAGGTTTAAAGGCGCATGATTACCGGATAGCAGCACTGTGCTTCCGGTGTCATGCCGAGCTGGACCAAGGATCGAAGATGTCCAAGCAAGAACGTGTAAACATGTGGGAGGCAGCCCACCGGTCAACGATAGGCTGGCTCTTCGAGAACGACGTTATTGGGATTCTGCGATAGCCTTCTTGATCTCTTGGATGTTGGAGGTGATGGCGCTCTCCATCCGGCTGATCTCCAGCAGGGCGTCACGCTTCTCATCCCCAGTCATCGTGGATGACCTGATGGCAGTCTTCATCTCTCGCAGATACTTCATGGTCTTTTCCGTGTCCTGCACGTAGCCCTTGAATGCCAGAGTCCCTTGGTTCTTGATCAGGTACTCTGTGTACTCCTCAGGCTGCGCAGTCTTCTCCAACAGGTTCATGGTCCTGACGGTCGTGTCCACCGCATCCTTGAGTTCGTAGTACTGCGTCACAAACCCACGGGCCTCTGGATCGGAGGCAAACCTCTTGATGATGGGAAGCTGCTCAAACCGCTTGGTGGGCTTTGGGCTGTCCCCGAACTGATCCAGCACCATGTCGATGGTGTCAATCGCGTACATGCCGATTGTTCCTGTGTAGCCCTTGATGATGTGATCCACCTTCATGGGTGACAGGCCCAAGTTCTGAGCAAGCAGCTTGGCAAAGTTGGATGTGCTTGGCCCAACTTGGAACTCTGGCTCGATGTCCTTCATGCCCTGTCCAAGGATCGGACGCATGGTGAACATGTTGTAGTCAACCACCGCTTCAAGCACTGGCTTGACGGTCTGCGGGATTGGGTTGAATGCAAACGTTGAGACTGCGGCTCGGATCATGGACTTCTGCAAATCCTCACCCGTGTCGTTGCCGAATGTGTAGGCCATGATCCGCTCAGGGATAACCTTGAACAACACACCCACCTCGAAAGGAATCGGTATCTTTGCACCGATGGCAGGGATGATCCAGTTGTTGTCCTTGGTCTCTTGCTCCTGCTTCTTGTATTCCTCGTCGTCCGAGACCAACATCCAGTACAGGCCAGACAGAGCCATCATGGTCATGCCACGAGCCCAGAACTGGCGTTGAATGGCTGCTGCATCTTTGTTGTTCATGTTGCCAGTAGAGGCGCGGTAGAACAAATCCAAACCCTGCAGACGGGCGTTGAAGAAGGGGACGGCTGCGGTGAGCACACGGATCAAAGGAGAACTTCCCTTGCGGTGGAAGTTCATCACCTCCAAAGAGCGGTACAAGGCTTCAGCTTCGTTGCCTGTTTCGGCCAGCACACGCTCGTAGATCAAGGCGCGGGTGGCTGCATCAGAGGCCGTCGTGCCTTTGCCCAAAGCATCCCAGACAGATGTAAACGGGCGCAGATAGATTGGGTCTTTCTTGCCCGCCTTCTTTGCCAAATCCTCTTCCAGTTTAAATCCGGACTGCTCAATGTTCTCACTGAACTCGTAGCCACCGATGATGCCAGCGTCCAGCATGGCCTCAAAGCCGGGAGACTTGCGAGCCAGCCCTTTGCCGAAATTGATGACCGTACCTGCGATAGGTGTCATCTTTTGGCCCGAAGTCACCCACGCAGACAGCGAGTCGCGCAGCATGTTTGCCATCATGAACCCCGGCTCCTTGGTCACCAAGTTACGCAGGAGGTCGGCTGGCGCAGACAGGAAGCCAATGAACGGCAGCTCTGACTGGTTCAGGCTCATCATCGCGTTGATCAGCAACGTGTCTGGCGTGCGGTATGAGACAAGGTTTCCCTTTTCCAATACGTTGATGATGTTGGGGCCACTCTCTTTTGTGTTTAAACGCTCAACACCCATGCCCGGTGCTTTGACCTGCATCGCCACGTTGAGTGCTCGTTGGGCTGCGTAGTTCTTGATGCCAGCCTGAATGGAGGACTGGGTGTTGCGCACCATCGTCTCAAGGAAGTCTGCCAATGGAGCCTCTTCGGCAATAGCGCCTTTGAGTTTCTTCGGAGGCTTGACACCAGACAGAGACTGGAAGAGGTTCGGGCCGAGAGTCTCGTCCCCGTCCATCTGGCGATAGAAGGGAATGTAGTCGGCGTACTTGGTGTACATCTGGCCGCGCTCTTTGGAGAGTACGCCCGTGTCCACCATGTACTTAACCAGCCCGTTGTTGAAAGCGATCAGGTCTTTCTGAACGCTGACGAACTCGGGGTGCGCTTCTTCCAGAATCTCTGCAAACGCCACGTCAGCGCTGTCGATGCCGGTCAACTTGCCTTCTTTGTTTAAACGCTGCCCGCGCTTAACCATCGCCCAGTACTGGTAACGCTGGTATATGGCCGGATCACCTTGCTCGGCCAAAGGAGCAAGAGATGCAATCAAGCCCTTGACGCTCTTGTCGATGGTGGTGATGCCGTTACGCAGGACAGGGATGCCCCCGTTGCGATCATCAAAACCCATCGCAGAAGCTGCAACGCCAGCGCCAAGGTCAGACATCAATGCAGCAGACTCCGCGCTCTGGTCTGCGAGGAGGGCAGCGCCACCCATTTGCTCGGCCAGCTTCTTGTCATAGACAGACATCTGGTTGTAGCGGTTGAGGTACTTTGCACGGAAGTCAGCAACACTGGTTGGTGCGATGGCCTCAACGATTCTCTGGATGACTGTCTTGCGCTCACGGGTTGTTGTCGTCTCGCCCATCCGATCCTGCAGATTTTGCGGGATGGTTGGCAGGCTGAATTTCTCCAACTTGCCATCTTTGCCAATCAGTCGAACCCCGTTGGTGGATGTCAGGGCAATCCCAAAGCTGTCGTAGAAACCATCTACACCAAGTGTGCGGAAGATGACGGGCCACGGTGCGCTGATGATTTCTTTCCCTTGGCCTGTGCGTTTCGTGACCTCATAGCGGTCAATGGTGCTGCGGCCATAATCGAGAGCCCTGCCAGTCGCAATCTCCAAAGAGTCGCCTGCGTCCAACGCCTTGTAGTCGGGCAGGCCGAGGGCTTCCGTCAAGGCCTTGGCCTCTTTGGCGTTCATCTTGTATTTGCGGTTAATCAGCTTGTAAGGGCGATCAGTCGCAGTCTCAAACACCTTGCCGGGAAGGCGCTCTACACCGGCTTTTCTGGCGGCTTCCACAGCCATTGGATCGGCTCTGTTCTCAGCAAAATGTCGGGCGGTATCTTCATCTCCAAAGAAGATCAGACCGCCTTCATCTATAGTGCCGCCACTCACCCGCATTGGAGGACGGGACAGCAACACGCCACCCATCTCATCGATGCGGTCAGCACGTTCCTTATATGCACCGTGGTACAACAAAGTGTTTTGAGGCAAGGTGTAGTCGCGCTGCTTTTGCGGCAAATCTTCTTTGCTAAAACTACGCAAGCTGTACTTGATGCTCTTCGACTCGCGGCCAAACTCGCCCACGTTACCGGTAACAGACTTAACCTGCTCAGGCGTGTAAACGGCATAGTTCTTTGGAGAGTTACGGCCTTCGCGGACGGTGAACCCATCAAAGCCGAGAGTGCGCAAAGCTTGCTGCACACGCTTGTCTTCAATCGCTTGCCACAAACCTTGAGAGATGCGGCCCCGAAGGCCAGCCAGCCATTTGTCTGGGAAGTCTTGCGGATACTCTGTGTTGTTGGCAACCCACTGCATCACCCGCTCGACATGATCTTGATTCTCAAAGTCGAATGGAGTCTCTGCACGGGCGAACAAAGGCATGATCGACATGCGGGTGGGGGACAGGTCCAGCAGAGCGTCATAGACCTCTTGCTCGATGTCGCCAAAGTCGCCGTACTTCGGAGCCTTGCGGTCAACCTGACGCATGAATTGTTCGCCCTGCTTTGCGGTCATGGAGCCATTCTTGACTTGGGCGTCCACGACTCGCTGGAACAAGTCAATCTTCTCGCTTTTGCTCAAAAGTTTTTCGTAAATCTCTTTGCGCAGGTTGTCTTCGGCAATGCTGCCAAATGTCTCGGCCTCTTCTGGCGTGGTTGCAAGGAAGATGGCCTTTGATTGCCCCGCAGGAATGAACTCAAAGAACTCACGCGCAGTGGCGTGATAGAACATCATCGGTTTGCCGTCGGCGTCGTTCCACTGGTTGCCCGCGATGAACTGTTTAAACTCAGCAGTGTCTGGCACGCCCGCGTCTTTGACGGCTTCCTTAACCGCCTTGACGGATGGGAAGCCCACCCTCTTCAGGCTGAACTTCGGCATTTGCTTTTTTACTTCGCCAGCATATTGGCTTGTAGAAGGCAGGCTGCCAAGCTGCTCGTCCGGGGTCAGTGTTGCAGCATAGTCTGCCATGACCTGATCAACATCTGCCTCACCAGTGAAGGTAAAGGCGATTGGGGCCAGCATGGCTTTCTGATCTGCGTATGGGCGATCCTTGAGGGGGACGTCTTCCACGCCCTCCCTGAAGTTCTGCCACGCATTCTGTGCTCGTGTTTCCGATGTCAGTGCCCAACGTGCCAATGGGTCGGCAGTTACCGACATGTGGTTGCGCCAAGCTGCAGCTTCGCCCTTGGGTCCGAATTGGACGTCAGAAAGATTGTGCGCGTAGTAATCGTGGACGGCACGAAGCACGTCATTAAACAGCATGGTCTTACCGTCTACATCTTTGACGCCAGAATCCTTCAGAAGGGGATGATCGCTGAAGTTGAATCCTTCAGGACCAAATGTCCCGGCCTCAGTTTTGTAAACCTTAAACCTGTTGTTGTCGCTGACATCCCTGCGCATCTCTGCGCTGTTTTTGTAGATGTCAATGAAGTTGCCGTCTTTGTCTCGCTTGGCCTCGACAAGCTTAACCTTGATCGGCATAACGCTGTATTGCCGCAACAACTCCTTGTTTAGGGCGTTGTAAGCCTTTCGGACCAGAGGGTTCTTCAAGTCTTTGGTTGGCAACTCGTCAAAAACTTTTGCAAGCAGCTTTTGACCTTCGACTTGTTTGTTTGTCAGGTCTTTTTGTTTAAAGACCTTGATGGGCTCGCCCCGCAGATATTCGGAGATCAGCCTTGGCGTGACTGTGTCCGCTCCTTCTCTGGAAAGAACGTCGCTTTGTATGTCTTCGTATGGGATTCTTGCTCCCGGTCCTTTTCCGTAGACGTAGAGGCGTTCAACAGATTGTTTAGGTTTTGAACCCTCGACTCCAGCCAAGGCCTGTGCTGCCCGGATGGCTTGCTCGAACTTGTCGAAGCTTTCAAATTCTTGGTCGATGTCATTTGGTGCCACCCAGTATGCTGTTAAAAAGTTTTCCGTGACTGTGTTGCCTTTGCTGACAACTTGTCTTTCGGAAATAGAAAAGCCTTGCAGACCTGTCTGGTTAATTATGTCCGAAATCTGCGTGTTGTTCAATTTCTTGCGCAACGCAATTTCATACACGGGAGTTGCATAAGAGCCATCATCAAAGTCATGACCAACCTTACGGATGGTTGGCACACGAACATGAATCTGCTGCTGATTGTAGTTCTCTGCGAAATTGGCAAGAGCACCCATCACGGCCTGTTGATTGCGCTCTTCAAATGAGGCGCTGACAGAGATGGATGGCTCACGATCAGAGAGGTAAACGCCCTTTGCGTATTCAACTTTAATCTTTGCGCCAGTGCCTTTAAGCAAATACTGCAAAGAGCTTTCGGCAACTTTTTGAAGCAGCTCGTACGCTTTGTCGTCGCCCTTCATGGCTTTGCTGTAAAGCTCGCGCAGTCCGGGGATGCTGTCAGTTACTGCCGACAGGTTAAATGTGACCTTCTCACGAATCTCCCGCTCTTCGCGCAGGCGAACACCGCCAGTCGGTGTAAACGTCTTGTCATAGCTTGTGCCGCCATCGGAAACAAACTGACCAACACCGGAGTCAATCCAGTCTGGCTCATCAAGCTTGTCTGGCTGACCCGCAATCTCCAAAACGTTTTGACGTGTCTCGTCGAAAGACTGTTGACCAGTCTTGTACTTTTCCCATTCGGCACGAATCTTCGGCTTGATGGTTGACTTGACCTCTTCCGAGAACAAAGCCCGGACAGCTTCCCAAGTGATGGATTGCATTTCCCGAGCGCGTACACCAGCCCTTTTTGCTGCCTCTCGGTAAGCGTCTGCGATCAGTCCATATGTTCCGCCAACGCCAAGAACATCAGAGGAGCCAGTGCCGCCGAAGTTTTGTTTTACCTCTGTATCGGTGCCAGCCAAAGCCTCAAACAAAGCTGCGGCCACGGCATGGGTGTCAATCGTGACGTGGTCAATCTCGCTGTTGGGATTTGCGATGTTGTTGTAGAAGGAACGAATCTTGTGCTCAAAGCCAAGCTGTTCACTGACATTCTCGCGGCTTCCGTCGCGGAAGATGCTGACAGCCTTTTCAATTGGGCCATAAGTTGACCACATCATTGTGGAAGGCTTGCCGTCATTGTTCTTTACCAAGTCGCCAAACCCACCTTCTGGCGTGACGATTCGATAATTTCTAGAGTGGAATGCCTCGTCGTAAGCGCGAATGAAGGCGGCGGCAGACTTCTCGTCCATGTCATTTAAGACCGTCCCAGCTTTGGCGACCTTCTTAATCTTCTCAAAAGCATCGCTGCGCTTCTCGCGTTCTTTCCGATCCTTCGTCTCTTTGACGTAGCTTTCGGCGTACTTCAACATGTCCGGAGTCCACGCCTGATCGCCTTGCTTCTTCAAAATATCAATGGCTCTTTCAGCCATAGATACGTTTTGGAACCAATCTTTTTGCGGAGACATTGCTGCCATGATTGCGGCGATTTGACGCAAAGACATGTCATAGTTGTCTGCCATTTCGCTGGCAATCTTGTTGGCCCCGTCGTACCAAAGCTTGCTGCGGTTGCGAATCTTGGCGGGAACCTTGTTGTACAAGAACATCAGGTTGCTGATGATGTTCTCCCGGAACAACTCAAGAACCTTGTTGTTTGGTGTGCCGTCTGGGATAAACCCATAAGACTTGATGGCCTGAATGGTCTTTTGGGCCATCTTCGGATTGGCCTTCATCGCCTCACGAACAGCCGCCTCGTCAATCGACAACATCTCTGTGATGGGGTCGTAAATGCGTTTAACGCCTTGAGGGTTTTGTGTGGAGATGTCGATCTCATCGGGATTTGCCTTGCGCAGCAAACTCAAGCGTTCGCCCATAGTCTGCTCTGGCTTTTCAGTCTCTTCTTCTGCGGCTTCTTTTGCCACAGGCTTTGCTTCAGCCTTGGGTTTGCGAGACTTCAACTCGCCGCGCTCAACGCGCTGGAACACATCGTCCGCAGACTCAAAGCCTGCCCCACGTAGGGCTTGGCCGAAGTTCATGAAGAAGTTTTTAAGCTTCTTGAACAGGGCCGCAATCATGCCGGGAGGGGGTGTAGCACCCCTGTCGTACGCGCCAAAGGCATCAGAGATGGCCTCCTCGACAATCTCTTCTTGCGTCAAGCCAAGCTGTTTATACGCATCAAGGCGGCTCATCTGCACGCCGTTCAGCTCGGTGGGCACGTCCGCCAGATACGTCTTGATCCACTCCTTGTTTGCACGCTCTGTCAGAGCCTTCCACTGCTGCGGGGTGAAGAACTGCAAGTCCTTCAGCGCATGCATGGCCTCATGGCGCATTGTCTGGATTGGGTTCTTTTCGGTCAGAGAGATGTTGATCAGCCTGTCAAGGTAGCTGCCACCGGCGTCGTTCTCGATCTTCTCAACAACGTTTAAACCTACATCCTGCAGGCCAAACTTAGCCAGCATGGGCGTTAACGTATTTTTAAGCTCCGTAACGCGGTCGTCGGTCTTTACGCGGGCAGCCTCTTCCGCTTGTTTAAACGCACTGGGCTCCAGCTCGCGCAGCTTCAGCTCGGCGTCTTGCAGCGTGGGGAATGCGCCAATCTCTTGGTCGCCACGCTTTACAACGTAGTCGCTCTGCACATCGGTGCGAGTGCCAACTGGGGCAAGCGTCAGAGGGGCGGAGTAATCCGAAATCCTCTGCGTGATCTCGTCAATCTTTTGCGTTGCCTCTGCAGCCTTCTGCTCGTACGCAGCTTTGGCTTGGACGTACTGATCGGTGTCGGTCTGGCCTGTGGCCTCCATGACGTCGAGCTTTCGCCGCTCAGCGTTTACATCTGCACTGATCTTCTCTGACTCGGCTGCAAGACGTGATTGCTCTTCGGCGCGAATCTCTGTCAGGGTCTGGAGCTTGGCCTGCGCCTCTTCCTGCGTTTTAACGGTGGTCAGAGGCTTGTCTGCGCCTTCGGGGAAAATGCCGAAAGACTCAGGCAACTCCTGACGAGACAACTCTCTGCGAGTTGCTGTGTAGCCGCCGGGGAACTCTGTGGGGAATTCTGGCTCTTTAACTTCTACAGGCGTGGTTTCACCGAATCCCTTGCGGAACTCTTCTTCTTCCTGTTTAAACTTGTCCTGCTCTTTCTTGGCTGCAGCTGCGGGCTCTGGACGGGAGATGGCTGCAATCGGAGCAGCACCCAAAGCGCCCGTCAGGGCTTCTTGAGTGGAAGCACCCGCCACACCTTTGAAGGTGTCAACGTCATAGCCTTCACGCTGCAGGGCGATGTTCTGAGCCAAGCGCTCCTGTCCACCTTGCGCGGCTTCGGGAAGCGATTCTGTGACGGCTGCCTCACCAACCCTACGGGTCAGGCCTTTGGCGGCTCCTGCGCGTCCTGCGGGGGTCAGGAACTTTTCCACACCGCTGCTACCAGCAACGTAGCCAAGACCGCCACCAAGGGCGATCTGTTCAAAGTTCTTGCCAAAATAATCTTGGGCTGCAGTGGCTTTCCGCTTGGCCTCTTCTGGGTCCACGCCAGACTCAAGTTCGGCTTGGAGAACGCCCTCATAAATGGAGCCCTTAACTGCACCAGCACCTTGTGCCGTGGCGATAACCTTGGGGGCTTGCTGGGCGACCGCCCTGACTGCACCAACGGCAGCAGGAGTTAAACGCATGGCTGCAGCAACAGGGGCCGCAAACAAAGCGGGCAGATACGGAACAAACGAGCCAATGGCCTGCGCAGCAGACTGCAGCGGAGCTTCAGCAACGTTTAAAGCACCCGCCTTGATCTCCTCCCAAGTGCTGCCAGACTCTTCTGCAGCTTTCATCCGGGCGGCTTGACGCTCCAACTCGGCTTGACGTTCTGGAGTCAAGGACTTCTGGAGGCTTTCGGTAGCGCCCTCAAGCTTGGACGAAACAACGTTTCCTGCGCCAGCTACGTCGGTCAAGGCTTTGGTGCTTCCTGTCGCACCCATGCCAAACGACTTGGCTATGTCGCCAAGGGAAAACCCTGCATCTTTGGCTGGGGCTGCAGTTTTTGTCCCAAAAAGCTCTGAACTAAAGTCTCGCCCAGTACCGCCCTCGGGGCCAAAAAGCTCCGCACTCAGATCACGTCCAGCCATATAGGCTCCTTACTGAATTGTGAAGCCGCGAGCCTGTGCAGCCTCAATGACTTGTTGTTCTGTTTTGCCGCTTGCTTTTGCTGTTGCCGCAACATCGGCGCGAGACATTACTTTAACCTGACCGCCACCGCCCCGCTGTTTTTCCAACGCAGCGAGACCGGCCAATGCCTGCTCTTTTATTTTAGAGTCGGGCATGGCGGCAATCTCCACTCTCTTCTTGGCTATTTCCTTGCTCAGGGTGTCTTCTTTCTCGCCGCCCTTTGTAACGCGCAAATGCGCCTCCAGCAAAGCTTCTGCCTCGGCTGGTTTGTTCTCGGCCTTGAGTTTCAAATACTGAGCAGTTACGCGCTCTCCGGCAGTTGTGCCTTCGACTGCCCGCAACCTTGCAATTTGCAAGTTGTTTAAACGATCAAGCTGGGCTTGCATGCTTCGCTCGCTTACATCGGCGAGTCGGGCCAAAGCTTGCACTCGCTCACGATTTGCTGCGGCTGTGCTTTCCTCAGACTTGCCAAATAAATTGCCGGTTGTTTCGTAACGCTTTCTGCCAGACACAAGATTTTCTTTGTTCAGGGCATTGATGGCGTTAAGCGCTTCGCGCTGGTTTGCCAAGTCCATTTCATAAGTCTCACGAGCCGCACGCTCGCCTGCGGCACTCGCGCCACCGTAGCCTTGACCAAATCCACGCAACGTAGCGCCGAGTTCCTCCATTGGGCGAGTCTTGGCAAATTCAGCCTGACGCTGCCTCATCAAGGCCAGCAAGCCGCGCTCTTCCTCTCCGAACTTCTTGTCCAAACCGTACTCAGCTGCAAACTTTTTCTCTCGCTCCATAATCTCTTCTGGAGTCGTGGCTTTGGGTTTTTCTCGAACAGATTCCAAGGCCAACTTTGAGATTTCGTTTTGCGGCGTCATGGCAGCAGAGGCGGCAGGCAATCCCGATTGCGGTTCTGCCTTGGGTGCAGGGCGAGGAGGGGCCTTCACTTCTGCTGCAGCCTTAACACCGCTTGCAGGCATTGCTGCTTGAGGGCCAGCCGCCATTGTGGCTTGTGATTCAGATGCCGATGGCTGCTTGTACTGGGCAGGAGCGGGTGGACGATCCGGAGGTTTGGGCATGCCAGTAACCTGAACAGGCCGAGTGGCTTCAGATTTTTCCATCTCTTGAGCATACGAGGCTTCAATAGCTTGCAGTCTGTTTGCTGCAGCTTGGGCTTCTTGTTGGGCCGCTTCAAATCCTTCTGGATCGCTTTTGCGTTTAGCCAATCCATAAGACATCAGGCGTTCCCGAGCAGCTTTTGCGCTTGCACGCGCAGCATCAACCTCACCGCCACTGGCAAACGCAATAATGCCGCCACCCGCATACTCAAACATATCACGGCGCACAGGAATTCTTGCCAAACCACCACGAGCAGCCATCATAGGTGCTTCAGGTTGTGGCTCGGGTTGCGGAACACCAGCGGGTGCGGGCATGGGGCCACGAGGCTGGGCTTGCTGCTGCATCTGTTGCTGCTGCATTTGCTGAAGCGCCATAAGGCCAGCCTTTTGCTCAATCTGTTCCTTGACGCTTGGCTGCGGACCTTGTTGAGCGCCTTGCGCAGTAGCCATTTTCTTTTGCGCAATCTCACGTCGCTGCAACTCACCCAATGCCAAGTAAGGAGGCACCTCGGGATTCATGCCGTTGGCGTACTGCCGGATGATTGGCTCAGGAAGGTCTTTCAGGCGCTCATTGATTTGTACGAGGTTCATCTTGATTCCCTACGGATTAAGGTACGGTTGTCGGTGCAGGCGTGGCTGGTACTTGTTGAAGCTTTGCCAAGTTGTCGTACAGCTTTTTCAGGTCGGCAAGACCAGCTCCAAGCCTGCCCAACTCTGTGGTGTTGGGTGTGGTTGTATTTGTTGTAACCGGGATGCCTTGCAGCAAATCCTTCTTATACTGCGGCATCTTGTAGGCAAAGTCGCGTTGCTCTTCAAACGCCGCCTTGTCTGCTGCGATACCTTCAGACTCAATCCCGCGTTGGGTGGCACCAAGACCAGACAACTGATCAATGCTTCTCAAACCGAAGTTTGCACCAAACTGACGCGATGCCTCTTCTTCGCCACGATCTTTGGCAAACTGCTGCATAGCCTTGTCGTAAGCAGTGGCGTAGCCGGTGCCCAAAACGCCAGCTTGCTTATCCAACAGATTGCGACGACCCTCAGATTCCATGATTGCCTGACGGCTTCCGCCATACGCGCCAGCTTTGGTCAGGCGACCAGCATCTTCCAGTCTGGCAATTTGAGATTGGCGATTCAACTCTTTAAGCTGCGGGTCAAGGGCGGCTTGGAGGTATGGGTTCATGTACTGCTGAGCCATTTGAGGTGTAAACGACCCGGTGAACTGACCCGGTGTGTACCCTGTTAGCGCCATCTCGCTTGCACCAGCAAACGCTTGCTCCTGAAGACCGGAAGCTCCGGCAGTCAATGGGCCTGTGTAGGCCTGAAATGGCTGCTTGGCAAGAGCCGCGCCCTCAGCAAGATAGTTGGTTACGTACTCTCCAGCCCAAGGAGACAATTGCGAAGACGCAGAACTTCCATAAGGAACAACGCCGCTGCTGGATGCGGTCGGTGCTGCCGGGGCTGCTGGAGCGGTTGAGGTCACAAGGTTGCCGGTGTTGAACTTCTGCACCGCGCCGCCACCAGCGTAAGCGGCAGCCAAGCCACCCATGGTGAACTCGTCGGGGTTGATTTCCTTGCCCTGCTCAGTTGATCCGGTGCGAGCCTTTCGGATTCTTGCCATCATCTCATAAAGCTTTTGAGCGCCAGCATCAGAGTTACCGTTGCCCAAATGAGACACCACGTCAGCTGGAATGACAAATTCTCCGTGACTGAGCGCAGCAGGTTGCTCGCCATCAATGCTACTTGGAATTTCGTCAGCCATTCCATCTGTTTCACCTCTCAGGTATCGACCTGCATCTGCAATTCCGCCTCTAGCCATTTTGATTCCGCCTTGTTCATTAAGTTGAGTCGGGACTTGTGGAAGACCCACATCGGAAGTGGGCGCTTGGCGCGGTTGTGCAAAAGACAAATTCATCTTGCCAGCGTATGGGTTTGGTTTTGGCTCGGGGGCAACTCTTGCCGCAGCCTGCAAACCAGCGGCTTGCTCCGCAGAAGCGGCCTTAGCGGCAGCCATGGCGTCTGCGTCTCCTTGAGTCACAAAACGCGTGTCAGTGAAATACTGGCGACCGCTTTCTCCGGGACGACGGTTTGGATCGTTGTACTGAACCTGCTCACGAACCGCTTCAAGTTTGGGAACTGGCTTGTTGTAGCCTCCGGTTTGAACTTCATTCCCACCGGTCAGCATTCTTGCGCCAACGCCGAGCGTAGCCATTTTGGCTAAATCGTATTTCCCATTTGTTTTAAGCATGTCCAGCGCTTTTGATCCAAGTTTCCGCGATAAGTTGCGGAACGTGTAATCGCCTTGCAGCGCCTTTTCAATTTCATCGTTCGATGGAGAAGACCAATTTTCCATCGTCGTTTCTGGTCTGACCCCTATGGATGACCAGAAATCATAGTTGTCATACGGACTTTTAAATTCCGGGTCGTACGTAGGCGTATAGCTGTAATCCTCATCGCCCGGTTGGTAGATGTATTCGTCACCGTAACCAAAGTCGTACGCATCGCCGCCGCCGCCGGAGTGGCTGAAGTCGTCGCCGTAACCAAAGTCGTAATAGTCGTCCATCTCAGTTCCTTTAGCGTAAGAGGTTCAGTAGATCATCTACCGTCATGTTCTCCGCCAGCAGGTCATCAATGTACCCACCTGTGGCGATTTTAGTCGTTGGCTGCTGATTTTGTTGCGTTTTTTTGCTTTGGAAGCCACTGAAGAACCCGGTGTTAAGTGGGTTCGACAGGTCAAAACCGGCACTAGATTCAACCACTTGAACGGGTTGAGGGGTCATTGCAGCCCTTTGCATGGACTGAATCTGCTGCAGCATGTCTTGGGCGCTTGCTTGTCCACGGGCTGCGTTGGTCTGAACGCTTTCTCGGCGCTCGCGCTCTGAGGCTGCGCGTGCAGCAGCTTGTTGATCAGCCACGCGCCGGGCTTCGGCATCTGCCAAGTCCTTTTGGCGCTGCAATTCATTGGCCTGAATCTGGCCGTACAGGCCGGTAGCCGCCCACGGGGATTGCTGTGGCGCAGTCCAGC